CACCGCGCAAGGCGACACTGAAGCGGTAGGCCCATGATCAAGCGCCTGAGTTTCAAGAACCCCAACCGGGGGCGGCAACCCCGCGCCAATCCGTTCCTGAGAGCCTGGCGCGTCACGCGCCGCAAGCGTGTCGCCTATGCCCGCGCGCAGGTAGCCGACACCATGAAGGCCCTACAGCGCCAGATCGCGCGCTACGAGGCTCTGGCGAAGGTCTATGACGTACCCGTGGCCCCTGTCGGGCCGCTTCCGCCAATCCCGACGCTCCCCGGCGCTGACTGGGTCGAGTTCAAGCGATCGATGGGCGAGTTGAAACAGCCCGTGAAGCCCGCGCCGGCAGAGCCGCCAGCAAACGCAGAGCCAGCGTGACCGACGAACAGACCATCATAGCCCTGACAGCGGCCTGCGGAATCCTGACGCTGCTGTTTCTCAGGGCATCCTTTATAGCGGCAATCCGAGGCGCACGGCTCAAGCGGATGCTTCGCGAGCTGGAATAGCTGACAAGTTCAACAGACGGAGGGCGGTCAGTTTGGCTGACGCCTCCGCACCCCATCAGAGCTGACCAATGGCAAATCCCCCAGCCAAGCCCGTCAACATCGTAGCTTCTGGCGGCATAGCCGTTGTCCAGGTCGCCAGCACAAACGCCCTCGCTGGCGTCACCATGACCCCAACAACCGCACCAGGCATCGCCATAACGCTGGTAGCCGCAAACGGCATTCCAGCCGCCCTGATCAACGAGGACGGCGAAGACTACATTCCCTAACGTAAACCCATCCCTACTGGCTCAAACCCAGAGAGAAGGAACGACTATGGCTAAGCGCAAACCGAGAGACGAGGACCACGACAGCCCTCCTGCTCCAATTGGTCGGCCAAGGCTTTACCAAAGCCCCGAAGCCTTTGCGCTCAAGGCGGATGAGTATTTCGCCGCTTGCGAGAACAAGCCCACGCTGGCCGGCCTCTGCCTGTTCATGGGGTTCTCAGACAAGCAATCCTTCTCGAATTACGAGACTTACGGGCATGACTTTTCCCTAACAGTAAAAAAAGCGCAGATGCGGATCGAGCTGGATCGCCATGAAAGGCTGATCGACAAGAACCGGTTCACGCCTGGCGTCATCTTCGATCTGAAGAACAATCACGGCTGGAAAGACCAGCAGGATCTCAATCACACAGGCACGGTAAGCGTGCAGTTCTCGACGGTGTATGAGCAGCGTCCTTAGCGTTGAGCGCCGCGTCCGTTGGTATCAGCGCGGCTTTCACGAAAGCCTCGTAAGCGGCAAGAAGCGCCGCGCCATCGAGATAGCTCACAGGCGCTGGGGCAAGGACGAGATTACGCTCGCGGCCACATGCGAACTGGCCCACAAGCGGGTCGCCTCTTACTGGCACTGCCTTCCCGAGTACGAACAGGCCCGCAAGGCGCTCTGGACGGCGGTAAACCCGCACACGGGCAAGCGGCGCATAGACGAGGCATTTCCGCCAGAGATCAGGGACTCGAAAGACGAGCAGCAGATGTTTATCCGCCTCAAGTGCGGATCGACATGGCAGCTCATCGGAAGCGATCGATATAACAGCCTCGTCGGCGCTGGCATCGGAGGCGTGGTCTTTTCGGAATGGGCGCTCGCGAACCCAAGCGCGTGGGCCTACATCCGCCCGATGATTGTGGAGAATAACGGCTGGGCCGCGTTCATCACGACGCCGCGCGGCAGGAATCACGCTCACGCCATGTACGAGATGGCGCAGAAAGACCCGGAGAACTGGTTCTCTGAAGTCTCGACGGTTGCGGACACAGGCGCGCTGACGTCAGTCCAACTGAAAGAGGCGCTGGCCGAATACTGCGCGCTCTACGGCGAGGATCTGGGCAAGGCTCAATACGAGCAGGAATACTTTTGCAGCTTCAACGCTGCGGTCATGGGCGCGTTCTACGGCGGAGAGATGGCGCGGCTCAGGACTGAGGGCCGTTTAGTCGAGATGCCTGCCATGCCGGGCCAGCCGGTGCATACCGCGTGGGACATCGGCGTCAGGGACGACACCTCAATCTGGTGGTGGCAGGTCCAGGCTGGACGCCCTGTGATTCTGGCCTGCTACACGAACTCGGGCGGCGGGCTTGAGCATTACGCCGAGCAGGATGCGCTTGTTCGTGCCGAGTATGGCTGGCCCCGAACCAAATACTGCAAGGACTTCGTTCCTCACGACGCCAAGGTCCGTGAGTGGGGGTCTGGCCGGACGCGTGTCGAGTCGATGGAGCGGCTTGGCTTCAGCCCTCACCTTGTCCCGCTGGCGGGCAAACTCGACGGTATCAACGCGGTCAGGATCACGCTCAAGACGGCGATCATTCATCCGAGATGCGAGGTAGGCATCTCCGCGCTTGAGCAATACCGGCGCGATTGGGACGACGAACGCAAGATGTTCCGGGCCAATGAGGTCCACGACTGGACGTCGCACCTGGCCGACGCCTTCCGATATCTCTCGATGGCATGGCGAGCAATGAAGCCGACCGAAGCGCCAATCAAGACGCCGCAGCTAACCGGCACTGTCTACCTCCCCGGCGCTCCTGAGCCTGTGCGCGGAAACAAGAAAGACTGGACCTGATGTCGGACGAGGAGGGCGAGGCAACGGGCGGGGGAGACGGCGAAGATCTACAGCCCGAGTTCGACCGCGACAGTGGTCCGTACCTCAAGATGATCGAGCACGCCGAGAAGGCGTTCACGCAGTGGCACTCGACGTGCGACAATCTCGCGAAGGAATTTGCGAACCTCAAGCGCCTGGCATCGTCGCGGACTGACCGCGAATTTCAAATGTTTTATGCGAATTTGGAGGTCGTCAAACCGAGCATCTACAGCCGCGCGCCGCAGCCTGTCGTGGTCCCGCGGTTCAAGGATCGCAAGCCCGTTCCGCGCAAGGCATCAGAGATGCTGGAACGCGCGCTGGTCACGAGCTTCGACGTCGAGCATGTCCATGAGACGATGAAGCGTGTCCGTGATGACCTCGCCCTGTTCGGTCGCGGCGTCATCTGGGCGCGATACGAGACATACGAGAAGGGCGAGGAACTCAAGGAATCCGTCCGTTACGAATGGGTGCATCGCAAGGATTTCCTGCACGAACCTGCGCGCATCTGGTCCGAGGTTGGCTGGGTCTGCCGTGGAACGTGGCTCACGAAGGAGCAGGGCCAGAAGCGGTTCGGTAAAGCCTGGGGTGATGATGTCACCTATGAGGAGGCCAAGGACACCGCGACCGAGTACAACGTGGAGAAGAAGGCCCGCGTCTGGGAGATGTGGAACAAGACCAAGGATCTGGTCATCTGGCTCCACCCGAACTCAAAGCAGGTGCTGGACATCAACGCGCCGCACCTTGAACTCGATGGGTTCTTCCCATGCCCGCGTCCTGCGCTGGCGACGGTCGAGGATGACAGCCTCGTCCCGGTTCCCGATGGCTGCTTCTACAAGGATCAGCTCGAAGAGATCAACGAACTGACGGCCCGCATCTCATCGCTGTCTGAGGCCCTGCGACTGGTGGTGATCTACCCGGCAGGGGCCGAGGGCGTTGGTGAGGCGGTCGAAGCTGCCATTGCGCAGACGGACAATCGCAGGACGTGGGTTCCTGTCGCCGGTCTGGGCAACCTTGCCATGCAGACGGGCGGCAAGCTTCAGGACGCAATCTGGGAGATGCCGGTCGATAAGGTGGCGGCGACCATCACCCAGCTCATTGCCTTGCGCCGCGAACTGATCAGCGACGTCTACCAGATCAGCGGCGTGTCCGACATCATGCGCGGCGAGACGGACGCCTCTGAGACGCTTGGAGCGCAACAACTCAAAAGCCAGTACGGCTCGATCCGCATCAAGGACCGCCAGAACGAGATGGTTCGCCTGTGCGATGCGATCCTGAACCTTGCCGGCGAGATCATGTCGGAGAACTTCGCGCCGCAGACGATGATATCGCTCAGCCAGACGGATCTGCCCAAGCAGGCTGACGTGCTCGCCCAGCATCAACAGGCGATGATGCAGGAGATCATGGCCGCTGTTCAACAGGTTGAGCAGGGCATGGCTCAGGGCCAGCCGCCGCCCAATCCGCAGCAGATCGAGCAGGCCAAGCAGGCCATCGTCCTGAAGCATCAGAAGGAGATTGCGGAAGTCGTCACGGTCGAGAAGGTCTTCGAGCTGCTCAAGGCAGAGCGGATCAGGCCGTTCGTGCTCCAGATCGCGACGGATTCGACCATCCAGCCTGACGAGAACGCCGAGAAGGCAGCACGCTCAGAGTTCGCCATGGCCTTTGCCCAGATGAGCGGTGCTCTGGCTCCGCTGATGCAGGCGGCTCCCAAGGAAGCCGCGCCATTGTCGGGCGCCATGCTCAAATTCGTGCTGGCCCCGTTCCGGGCAGGCCGCGAGATGGAGCAGGTGATCGAGGAGTTCGTGGACAACATGACGGAGAAGGCCAGCCAGCCGCCTCCGCCTAATCCCGAAGCCGAGGCGATGCAGATCGAGGCCGAAACGAAGAAGGCCGATCTTGAGGACCGCAAGGCCGAACGTGCGGCCAAGCTGGAGCAGGCTGCCAAGGCTCAGGAAGCCGATGGCATAAAGGCGGCGCAGGACGGCCAGCGCCAGATGGAAGAAGCCGAACGCAAGCGTCAGGATGAGGCGATCAAGCGTCAGAACGAGGCCGACAAGCGCCAACAGGCGATGGAAGACCGCGCCCTCAAGATGCAGGACGAGGACCGCAAGGCTGCTG